CTGGCGTGAGATTTGCTAAATGTTCGGGAAGGTCTGGTTTGTAGTTGACGCCGGGAATGTAAGGTGTCAGTGTATGGTGGCAGTGAATACCAAGACACCCCCCAGCACTTCCATAGCCATAATCTAAAAGAGAATATATCTTCTCGCCTTCTTCAACTCTAGTCTCACCAAATGTAACAATTTGATGTTGAATTGGTGCGCACATTTCCCGAGCTGCAGGCTTCATCGAGTAATAGAAGGTATCGATACCTAATTCTTTGGCCGGTGCCATTCTAGCTTCACGATAGACACGCCAAGAGGTTGAGTTAATAACTGTTCTTGCGTAAGTATCAGCTTTCCAACGTTTCCCGCCTTTGTCAGTAAAACCATAGAAGCCCCTCTCAGCCCATTTCATCACTGTGGTTGAAATAGCCTTGTCTGGATTCATTAAACCAGTGACTACCTTTGCGACAGCCTCCTCAACAATATCTTGATAGACCTTTCTGACGCTCTTAGGCAGCGTGGTATTGATAAGATTATCGATATCCCCTGTCGTCTGATTAACATAGTTCGCTAGTCTTGTCTGGACAAGGTTGTTCGTGATGAAGTTACCATTACCACCCAAGGCCTCTAGTAATTGACTCTTGGTGTCTTTGTATACCTTGTATCCCTCGTTCTCGATAACATATCTCAGCTGTTCCTCAGCTACACCAGAATATCTAGCAATGAGTTTGATATTGTCTTTGTTAAGCAAGCCCATCTCACTCATTTTTTCGAGTTGCCAAATATAAGGGTTATCCTCTAGGCTAGCACTGCCACGTTCTCTCACTCGGTCAACAACTTGGTCAAACAAGTCTATTGTCATTTGGTGGTAGATGTCAGCTACTCGACTAGCGTCAAGCATTAGTTGTTGGTCGTTTAATTTGATAGGTTTCTTTTTAGCCATGGCCTATCACTCCCCGTAAATACTAACCTCTTCATCCGTCCTGAAACTATCAGCACTTACCATAGTTTCATCGTTGATTGCTTGGTAAATCTCTTGAGCTTTTTCTTCAGTGACGTTAAGAGTCTTCTCAATGGCCATCACTTTCGGAGCAAGTCCAGACGCTACCATTTTAGACCAGTAATCAAACTCAGCGTTACGATCAGTAAAAACACCATCGTCTAAATCGACACTGATTTCATCCATCGTCGGAATCTCACCAGTGTAGAGATTGTAGACCTTGGCAAGCTCTAGGATTGAAATTACAAGCTCTTTTAACGATTGTTCTACTAGAGTAGCGATAGAATTACGCATTTGATATGTGTCTGATTGCTCTGATACTACCTCAGTAGCGGTCTTCATGCTCTTGCCGTCGAAGCTAAACATACCAGCGGACACGCCTAATTGCATTTCAAAGATACTTAGACCTTTGTTGATGGCCTTGATATAATCATCCGAACGTATGTCAGTAGTTAGGTCAGTGATGCCGATACCCTTGTCCATGTCACCACTGTCAAATTGCTCGTAGACATTGTGACCTGTTTCAAATTCACGTTTGACTGTTACTTTCTCACCGCTGGTGTCGTACTCAGTCTTAATCATTTGAGTAGGCACTGCAACCCTACGCTGCCCCATCTTGACCTCCCACATAAATTCATCGTATGTGGTATTGATGAAGTCCATGGTAGTTTTAGCGTTATCGAAGATAGACAAGCCTAGAGGACTGTTGATGTCCTTGTTATTCATTCCCGGTGGCTTTAAGTACGTAAATAAAGGTCTTGTAAGTCCATTGAGCGTCACAGTCTCTTCCAAATCCTCATAGAGCATTGATAGAGGTACACGTTGACCAATACGAGTCTTAGATTCAGATTCGTATAACTCATTAGTTATCGTGTAACTGTCCTTAGTCCACTCATGAAACTCAATCAGACTGTAGTATTTAGTTTTCTGACCTTCTGCCTTAAGTGTTTTAGTCACTATTGCAGCACTCGATACGTCTTGCGTGTTTGATTGTAACGGCAAGAATACTGGAGCTTGCACGAATGACACCCTGACACGGTCTTCATCAACGTAAGGGCGCATAGCCAAACCACCGAGGGCCAGACACGATTCTAGGTAGCGTTCAAAGTTCTTGCTGAAACGGTCAGTCTTAAGCGTCTCATTGATGAATTTATCAGCCGTTCCATTATTAACCTGTATCTTTGCTTGCTCATTGAATACGAGACTGGCAACCTTCTTCGATGCAGTACGTCCGATAGGCAAGTGGTTGAAATCACGTTTCAAATCTGTCCCGTTGCTATCTCGATAGCTCACACGGTCAAAGCTCCCCGAAAAATAGCGCAGATTGTCCATGATACGCTTATATTCTTCTGGTGAGATAGCAATTTTAGGGTGGTCAGTGATACTGTTTAGACTTTGATTAGTCATCACGTAATTACTCCTTTTGAAGATGTTCTTAATGGTTTGTATGATTCCCATTCCTTTTCTCCTATGCTTTAAGATCGAGGTCTCTGGCATTATCTAAAACGAAATATTTAAACTCATCGACTGTGTGGTCATCCTCTTTGATTACTTTTGGATCATCAGAATGTATCGTTTTCTCATCGTATCGATACATCTTATGCTCTTCGTAGAAAATTTTGTTAGCTGGAATATCTAAGTAATAGAACCGTCCCTCTGCTAACAGACTGATAACCATATCAATCATGGTTTGATTCTTCTTTTTAGCCACTGGATGCCAGCGTTCTCCATAGTCTTTGAAGTATTGGTTTCTCAAAGCACCTTCAGCACTATCGATGGTCATGCGTAGTTTTGGCACTCGGTACTGTTTAAGTACCTTGTCAATAAAATTACTGATCATAACAGTTAATTCGCTCGGTGCCTTCTTAACGACTTGACCAGCTGGACTGTAATAGAATGTATCTAGCAGAATCACATTGCCCTTTGCAGTCAGACCATAAGCACCGCAAGCCGTTGCTGATTGTTGGTGCCCCGTATCCATTGCGAATGATATCCCGATAAGTCTATCGTCCGTTGGTAAGCTATCGATAGCGTGGAATGTACTCATGTTATACACTTGATTACCAAGCCCAACCGCTTCACCAAGGTATAGATAGCGGTAGTAGTCAAAATCATTCTGCTTAATGCGTTCGATATCCTCCAACATTTGCTCAGTAACGAAACCTAACTCATCATCGAGATAAGTGCTTGAGTGTGCCAGATAGTTGTCGTTAGTCTTAACCTCTTCAAACCACTCGTTTATCCAGCTGTATGGATTTCTAGGTGGGTTATACGACCAAAAAAACTGCACAAACGGAGCCTTATCGTGCTTCTGACGCATGAAAGTGACATTTGATTGATCAAAGTCTTCAGCGCTGTCAAACTCAGCCGCTTCCTCATACCAAACTGCGATGATATTCCCGATGTCGTTTGATTTCAGTTTCTGGAAGACGTCTTGCCCGTAAAAGTAGAAAGTAGAACCAGTTCGCTTGTGAACAATCTTAAACGGGCTTACAGTAGCTCTAAATTGAGTGTCAAGACCAAACAGACTAATGGCCCATTGAACCTTATTAAACACGCTGTCACGGATTGTATTAGCTACTTTCCGAATAACTACCACGTTTGCCTTATCGCCCTTCATGATGTACTTAATCATCATATAGACGAGCTTCAGCACGATAACCGAGGACTTGAAAGAGTTACGACCACCCTTTAGGACGTTGTAAGGCTTGTTAGACTGCCACACCGATTTGAAATGCGGGTTAACATTCTTCTGAATATCAATCGTCGCCATCCGGGTTGTCCTCCCATGCGTTTATGATATTGACGTTCATTGTGCCTTCAACACCACTATCAAGCTGTTCTTTGAGTTTCTTGATTTCAAGTTCTAACTTCTCGGACTGTTTAGCGGTTGGGTAGCGTCTCATGAGCTCACTGCCAGCTTTGATGACTTCAGCAATGGACGGAGGTTTCTTTGTCTTGACGAATTGACCTGTCATAGTGTTAAGTTCAATGACTTCTTCTGTCAGTTCTTGACGAAGGATTGAGGTGAAGACTTGCATAACTTCGTCTTGCTTTGCTATTTTCTCTTTTTCAAGCTCTTTCAGTCGTTCTTCAATATAAGTCTTGATTCTGTCATTTTCTAACAACTTGTGAGACCTAGTTCTTGCGTAGTTTTCAGTATACCCAGCCTTCAACGCTGCATTATAAGCTATACCAGATATCAAATATTCATCCGCAAATAGTTTCTGTCGTTGATTTAGCCCAATATATCCACCTCCTCCGTGCTAGATTTTGCGCATAAAAAAGACAACCCACAAAATGAGTTGTCTCCGTTTTTTCTTCGATAATACAATAATACCACTTTAAACAGTTGTAAGGCACCGTGAATTAGCCGTCAAAATACCGAAAATTCAGCGTTCTACGACTAATTGACCATTTCTGTACAATTCTGCAAATGCTAGGATAGCATTATTTAGCAATTCTTGAAATGCTGTTCTCTCAAAGCCAATAGACTGCGCTATTTGCCAGTTTGGTTTCGGTGGATATTCCAGATATTTTTCTATCAGTATTCTGCGATAATCTGGACGGTATAGCCTGCTAACTGCTTGCTCTATGGCTTCTAGCTCGTTCCGTGCATCGACACGCCTAACT